TTAAGGTTAAATAATATTATATTACATGAAAAGGCAGGTTATTACCCACAATGAGATAGAGGGGTTCCACCATTACCCTGACGCTCCCGATTTTTGCGTCTATCTCGGAAGCAGGCACCGCCACGTGTTCGTGGTGGAGTGCGGTTTTACGGTCTATCATAACGGGCGTGAGATTGAGATTATCGACCAGCAACACAAGATAGCCGAGGCTGTCAAGGATGGTTTCGGAAGTCCGGCCGAGTTTGGCGGCTTTTCCTGCGAGGATATTGCCGAGTGGCTGATGGCGAGGTTTTTAGATATGAATTACTGCAAAGTTTTGGAGGATGGTTATGGAGGTGCTTCATTGTCCCGATAACGTGAAAGTGCATTTTGCGGCTTGCGAGGTGCAGAACCAGTTCCTTGCGGTGCGTGAACTGGGGGTTGTTTACGGCCTTTACACGGCGTTTCCGTTTGTGGAGCGTATGATGTTCGGCAGCAAAGCCAAAAGTCCGATTATGGCCTTGAAAACGATGTCAGACCCGAAAATTGACATTCCGAGGCTGTGCGCTTCCACCATGAGGCACTGCATTCAGGATTCGGGGTTGTTTACCCTGATGTTCGGTGCGCAGGCCGGAAAGCATGACGAGGGCGTTATCAACCGCTGGTATGACAACCTCGTTGAGTTCACACTTGCCCACGGGAACGGTGCCACCTGCGTTGAGGTTGACTGCCAAAAGGTTCTCGGTGTCGAAAAGGCATGGGAGTTCCGTGAACGGATGCGAAACGACCTCCCCGACAATAGGATCATCAACGTGTTCCACTTGGAGGACGGGAGGGATGGCCTCGACCGCCTCATTGAGTTTTCGGACTACATAGCCGTCTCGGTGCCTGAATTGAGGTATGCCGGAAAGAAGAACTACACCTACGAGATCGCCTCCTACATAAAGAACCGCAAGCCGTCAATAGACATCCATCTTTTGGGATGCACTGAGTTGAAGCTGCTGGAAAAGTGCAAGTTCTGCACCAGTGCCGATAGCACGACATACGTGAGCGGCAAGCGGTACGGATATATGGACGGCCATCATATCTCAAAGATCAACACGGAGAAAATACGTGAGTTCGTGGGTAAGGATAAATGGACGGCCATCAATGAGTACAACAAGGAGCAAAACACGAATTTCCTTTGCCTCTCCATCGAGGAGTTGAAGAGGAAATACGCCGCTTGCGCTGGCAACCAAGACTACTACTCAATGCAGGGTGTAGGATATTGATATATAGTATAATAATAATATTAAATATAATATACAGATAAATTGCTATTACCATGAGAAAGACGCATGAAAACTTGTTGATGTTGAATCTGTTTTTTGTCGTGAGCATCGTGATTGCTAACGTGGTCGGCTGCAAGGTGGTTGACTTCGGCTTTTCCGTCTTCGGCCACCGTTGCGTATCGTCAGGCGGTGCCCTGACCTATGCCGTCACTTTCCTTTGTACTGACATCATCGGGGAGATATGGGGCAAGGACGAGGCGAAAAGGGCGGTACTGCGTGGGTTGCTTATTCAGGTGTTCGCCCTGATACTGATAATGGCCACCCAATTCCTCCATGCCGTTGATCCGTCCATGCAGTCGGCATACGAAACCCTACTGGGTCAGTCATGGTGCTTCGTTGTCGGCAGCTTGACGGCCTATTTGTGTTCCCAATCGTGGGATGTGTGGATATTCCACAAGCTGCGTGACAAGTACGAGGGCGAACCTAAATTGAGGTGGGTTTGGAACAACGGCAGCACCATGACCTCCCAAGTGATCGACACTTTTGTTTACGCCCTGATATCGTTTGGCCTGGGTATGGGCTGGCTTTGGAAGGATGGAGGTGTCGGCCAACTCTTCGGCCTGATGGTCGGCCAGTATGGAATAAAGTTCATCCTTGCCCTGATCGACACGCCATTCTTCTACTGGTTTACAAGAAATTCCAAGAATACCAACCACTATTAAAAAACAAAGAGCCATGTATTATGTGAGCAAACGAATGGAGATTGCTGGCTGTCACCGCCTGAATCTCTCCTATGAAAGCAAGTGCCAAAACCTCCACGGCCACAACTGGATCGTGACGGTTTACTGCAAGGCAAAGAAACTGAACAAGGACGGCATGGTGTGCGACTTCAAGCACATCAAGGATAAGATTCACGGTCAACTCGACCACCAAAACCTGAATGAGGTGCTGCCATTCAACCCCACCGCCGAGAACATTGCCCGTTGGGTGACTGAACAGATACCAGAATGCTACAAGTGCGCAGTTCAGGAAAGCGAGGGCAACATTGCCGTGTATGTGGCCGATGGCAAGGCCGACAAAAACCACGTGGAGCCATGAGAGTGAACGAGATATTCTATTCGATTCAGGGCGAGGGCTTCAATGCCGGAAAGGCGGCGGCGTTCGTGCGTTTTTCAGGATGCAACCTGAAATGTCCGTTTTGCGACACCGAGCATCAGCCCAACGAGGGCATGACTGCAGATGACATTGTGCGTGCCGTGATGGACTACCCTTCAAACTTGGTGGTGCTTACTGGTGGGGAGCCTACCCTTCAGGATTTGGAGCCTCTAATTAGGAAACTCCATCAAGTTGGTAAGGAGATTGCGCTTGAGACCAACGGCACCCAGCCGATACCGAGGGGCGTTGACTGGATCACAGTAAGCCCCAAGTATGCCTTTGTCGGCGACCGTGGCAAGCCAGTCATCGACTTCGCTATGGAGGTGAAGGTTGTTTTTGACGGCATCCATGAGCCTGACGATTGCGGCATCACCGCACCTCACTACTACCTCCAGCCTTGCGACACTGGCAACGAGGCAAGGAACAAAGAGATTGTCAAACAACTGATTGAATACGTGAAAGGACATCCGAAATGGAAAATATCGCTCCAAACCCAAAAGATATTGAAAGTGCGTTGAGGACGCTGATCCGTGCGATTGGCGAAGACCCCGACCGTGAGGGGCTGCAAGGCACACCCGACCGCATCATGCGGATGTGGAAGGAGATATTCAGGGGGTACGATCCAAGCCAAAAGCCCAAGATCACCACTTTTGCCAACGAGGATCATACAACAGACATTGTTTTCGACGCTGGGGACTATTATTCGATGTGTGAGCATCACATCCTCCCCTTCTTTGGCAAGTATTACTTTGCCTATATCCCAGCCCCTGACGGCCGGATTTTGGGCATTTCCAAGGTCGCCCGTGTCGTTGGGTACTGCGCCGCAAGGTTGCAGCTTCAGGAACGGCTTGCGGCCGACATCGTGAAGATGCTGACAGAAGCCCTTGACGGCAAGGTGCTGGGTATGGCCTTGGTGATGAAGGGAAAGCACCTCTGCAAGTCCATGAGGGGAGTCCGCAACGACGGCAACATGACCGTTGCGCACCTTGAAGGTCTTTTCAAGACCGACAAGGAATGCCGTGACGAATTCTATAAACTAATCGACATGCAGCAATGAAGTACACACCTACAATCGTAAGAATGGCCGAGGAATGGGTCAGGGAACACGGCCTGATCGACTACGGAGGCGGTCAGCTTCAGGACTTCTGCAAGCACCTTGGCATTGACGATAAGACTTATCGCCGCTGGATGCTTGAAAAGGAGGATTTCAAGCTGTCCGTTGAGAAGGCGAAGGACGACTATAAGAAGTCGCTGACCCATGACCTGCACGAAACGCTTGCGATGGTGGCCAAGGGTTACGAAAAGGAGATCACCGAGACGGAGTACCGTCCGAACCCGAAGAATCCCGACCAGCCCAGCATCACCAAGTTGAAGAAAAAGAGGGTGATTTTCGAGCCTAACGTGGGGGCTGCGATATTCCTGATCACCAACCTCGACCCCGAACACTACCAAAACAGATTGAACGGCAACATCGCCGTGAAATCGTCCACTGGCGAAAAGGACATGACGCTTGACGAGATCAACGCCGAGATTGAACGCCTTGAAAAGCTGGAGAAAAAGGAATGAGGATGACCGAAGCCGAGAGACGGAAAAAGCTGATGAAGTTGAAGCAGGCCAAGTTGAAGCTGAATGCTCCAACCGATTTCCCGTGCTTTCTCGGCTACATGAATCCCAAGTACCAGCTTGAATGGTTCCACCGTGTAATTGCGGAGGCTTGCCAAAAGCTGTTGGAGGGCAAAATCAAGAATTTGATGGTTTTCATTCCTCCCCAACACGGCAAGTCCGAAATCATTTCCCGCAGTTTCCCCGCCTTTGCCGAGGGCTACGACCCTGACTTGAAGATTGCCGCTTGTTCGTATGCCAGCGACCTTTCGGAGCAATTCAGCCGGAGCGTGCAGAGGATTATCGAAAGTCCCAAATATCAGGACATTTTCCCTGACACCTACCTTGCATCGAGCCGCAAGGCCAAGGATGCCCCCACGACCTATATCAAGAATTTGGACTTCTTTGAGTTGGTGGGGCATACGGGATTCTACAAGGCCGTTGGTGTGGGCGGGCCATTGACGGGTACGCCCGTGGACATCGCCATCATTGACGACCCCGTGAAGGATGCGACCGAGGCCTATTCCCCCGTGTACCGTGAACGGGTGTGGAATTGGTACAACACCGTACTGACCACCCGTTTGCACAACAATTCCAAGCAGCTCTTCATTATGACCCGATGGCATGAGGATGACCTGGCTGGGCGCATATTGAAGACGGAGCCTGACGAGTGGACGGTGCTTTCGATTCCCGCCATTTGTGAAAAGGAAAATGACGGGGGATTGAGCCACCGCCACGTTGGGGATGCGCTTTGGCCTGACCGTCACTCGCTGGCGAAGCTGGAGAAACAAAAGAACCGTTCCCCGCGTGAGTTCTCGGCATTGTACCAGCAGCGACCCGTGATTGAGGGCGGCAACATCGTCAAGCGTGATTGGTTCGGAAGGATAACGCCCGCCGACTTCAAGGCGTTGCGGTTCAACGAGCCGATTCACTTCTACCTTGACACGGCCTACGAGGAACGCAAGGTAAAGAGCGACAACGACCCCAGCGGCATCCTCGCCGCTTGCCGCATCGGGACGCTGGTTTACATCACCCATGCGATGAAGGTTTACAAGGAAATGCCTGACCTATTGCGATTCCTCCCTGAATACATCAAGGCGCAAGGCGGCAACAATGAGAGTAAACTCCACGTGGAGCCGAAGGCCAACGGCAAAAGCGTGGTGCAGATGTTGAAGGCCACCTCATTCCTGAATGTGAAGGAAACCGAGTCGCCGACCGACAGCAAGGAAACCCGTTTGAAGGTGGTTTCGCCCCGTATTGAGTGCGGCCGTGTGGTGCTGGTCGAAGGGGCTTGGAACGATGACTTCTTGGATGAGGTGTGCGGTTTCCCAGCCTTGGAGCATGACGAGTTCGTTGATATTCTCGGGTACGCCATAAACGACCTCTATGAGGATGATGACGATATAGATTACGACAACATAAGGATTCGATAACTAAAACTTTAATATTATGGTATTCTTTGAATTATTCCGCAATTATGTGAATGCCCTGATTGGCAGAAATCAGGAATTCGAGAAACTTTTGGCCGCAAAGGACATTACGGCGGTCAAGGAAAGAATGACCTCAAGGGTTGATGAGGTGTTGATGGCATTGAAAGTGTACGACACCATGTCCCATGAGATTATGAAACGCCCTGATAAGGAAATCACCGACAAAAAGGGGAATTTCATCAGGTACGAACCCGTTTGGAAAATCCCAATCCCCTATCCCGTTTTCATCAACGAGATTGCGCTGGTTTTCCTTTACGGGCGACCCGTGAAGTGGACGCAACTTTCCGAGGGTACGGATGAAGGCTTCAAGGCCTATCAGGATTTCATCAAGGATGTGAGGTTTGACAGCAAAATCCGTGAGTGCAAGCGCATTGCAGGTGCAGAGACTGAATCGGCAATGCTTTTCCGTGTGTACCGTGATGAGGATGACAACACAGCGAAATGCCAAATAAGGGTGCTGGCAAAGAGCAAGGGCGATGAAATATACACCCGATTCGACCAATACGGTAATATGCTTGCCTTTGCCTGGGGCTACTTCGTGAAGGATGATGGCGAGGGCGCGACCTACCACTTCGATGTGTTCACAAAGACTGTTATTTACCATTGCACAAAGAAGGCGTTGGGATGGGAAGTGATTGAGGAAATCAACTTCATCGGTAAGATTCCCGTAATCTATTTCCTGCAAGAAAAGGAATGTGAAGGCGTTGAGATATTGATTCATCGTGAGGAATCGATGGCCAGCCATACCGCCGATACCAACGATTACTTTGCCGACCCAATGCTTTTGATGGCATCGGAAATCATCAAGAATCTGCCTGAAAAGTCGGAAGCTGGAAAGACGTTGTTCACGAATGATAAGGACGGCGTGGATAAGGCGGCAAAATACCTGACTTGGGACAATGCCTCCGAAAGCAAGCAGAAGGAATTGGAATGGTTGCAGACCCAAATCCTCCAAAAGACCTTCACGCCAAACCTGACCACCGACACCCTGAAATCCATTTCCCAGTTGTCGGCCAAGGCATTGCGCACTGTGATGATGCTTGCAGACATCAAGGCGGCGAAACGCAAGGAAAGCCACGATGAGTTGCTTGACCGTACCGCCTCCCTTATCACGGCCATCATTGGTAATGTGCTGAATGTGTCGTTGAAATCGGAATGTGACAATCTGAAAGTCGGGCATGAATTTCAAGAGCCATTCGGTGATGACATTGCGGATGACCTCGACAATGTGATCAAGGCCGTTGATGCCGGAATCCTATCCACCGAGACTGGCATTGAACTGAACCCCCTCATTAAAGACCCGCACCGTGAATCGGAACGCATCGAGGCAGAGAGGGAGGAAAGGGAGAAACAGCAGCAGGCCATCTTCGGAGGCGGCAACGATGGCGGTGCCGCATCGTTTGACGATGGCGACGAAGAGGATGAAAAGAAGGGTCAAAAGAAGGATGAAAAATAATTGAATCATGGCAAAGAAGCAAGGCACCGACCCCAAGGCGGCCACCGTTGCGAGAATCAAGCGGACGGAGGCTTATGCCGAGAAAGTGAGGCTTTTGTTCGCCCAAACGGTGAACGACATACTGGCACTCAACAAGACCATGCCGAAACTGGATGACGGCGTGATGTTCTCCTTTGACGGTGAGAGCCTGAAAAGGCAAAAGGAGGTTGAGGCCTTGCTTCGCCGACTGCATTCGGCCGTCACTATGGCCATCCAGCAAGGCGTGAACCTTGAATGGGCGCAGGCCAACGCTGAAGCTGACAAGCTGATCAAGTCGGTGTTCGGCCAAAAGGTGTTGGATAGCCCCGAATTCACCGCATGGACGCAAAGGAACACCGCCGCCCGTGACGCTTTCCTTGCGAGGTCTGAAAAGGGGTTGAACCTCTCCGATAGGGTTTGGAAGTCGGTTCACCAGTTGAGGGATGAAATGGAGGTGGCCATGACGGTGGCCATTGGCGAGGGCGAATCGGCATCTTCCATGTCAAGGTCGGTGCGTCAGTACCTGAACGACCCCGATTTGATGTTCAGGCGTTTCCGCTATAAGAAGGGAGAGGATGAGGACGGGAATCCCGTCTATGGCCGGAAGTGGAAAAAAAGGGTCAAGGATGAGGCCACTGGCAAATACAAGTGGATCGACTATGACCGTGATTCATACCCTTCAGGCCGTGGTGTTTATAAATCGTCAGCAAAGAACGCCATGAGGCTGACCCGTACCGAAACCAACATTGCCTATCGCCGTGCCGACCATGAGCGTTGGCAACAGATGGACTTCGTGCTGGGTCAAAAGATACAGCTCTCAAAGAACCACCCAAAGAAGGATATCTGCGACAAGCTCCAAGGTGATTACCCGATAGGGTTTATTTTCGATGGTTGGCACACTCAATGCTTTTGCTTCGTTACCCCAATATTGGTGGACGAGGAGGAAATGGCCAAGGTGAACGAGGCGTTTTTGAAGGGTGAAAAGTACATTCCCAAAGGGAAAAGGATCACAGAGTACCCCGACAACTTCAAGGATTGGGTTACAAGCCATGCGGAGGATATCGCAGATGCCCGTGAAAGAGGCACGGAACCGTACTTTATACGCAACAATGCAGCCGTCATTGATGAAATACTCGACCCGAAACCGAAAGAGCTTACAATCGCCGAAAAAGCGGCTTTGCGTCATGCTGCCCGTACACCCGAACAAGAGGATGCCATCAGGAGGGCGTGGGCTGAACGCAACCACCAAAGGGCGGTCATCAAGAAGGGTGCTGGCAATGTGCTGAAGGTAGCCCAAGACTGGCCGGAGGTTGACTATTCCGACCTGCAGGCGGCAATCGATTCAGGCGACTACATGAGAATGAAGGCCGCTTCGAAGGCCGTGGCTCAATCCATCGTGGCCATGAGGAACGAGGAAAAGGCGTTGGAGAGCCTTATTTCCGATGTGCATACCTGGCACAAGTCAGTCACCATTGCAGAACTTCATGGCGTGTATTCGGCAGTTGAGGCCAAACTTGCCCAGTGGTCGAGCCTATCCCTCGAGCAACAAGCAAAGAAGCTGCAATTTGAGGCCGTTGATTTCCTCGGTGGCAACATGAAGGATGTCCAGTCGAAGTTCCCGAAGACTTGGAAGATATCGCAAGCCGCTTATTTGAAGAAGTTGGATAGCGTCAACCTTCAGATCGCAGTCAACAAGATAGAAAACGAGTTGAATATTGTCGGTGCGTGGTCGCTACAACATCCAAAGTCGCTGAAAGTGGCCGCTTACCTTGCCGATGCAAAAGCCGCCATCATCAACGGCGAGGACTTTGCCGTTATCCAACAAAAGGCACAACTTGCCATCAGTGAATACAAGAAACGCCTTGCCGAACAGATGAGGCGCAACCGAAACAAGGCAGGTTCATCATCGTTTGACGCTGCCGACTACACACAAGATGCCAAAAACAAGGCTATTTGGTGTAAGACGGCCACGTTATCGCACAAGTACTGGGATGCTGATTCAGATGCACTTTGGAACGGAGCAACGACTGGAGAGCAAGAGGCTTGGTATGCCTACACTTGTGGAAGCGGCCACATGAACCGTCCGTTGAGAGGATATGAAGGCAGTTGGGGATGGAAGCATTACAAGGGCGTTGGAAATGTCGATCTTGACTATGAGAGAGGCGAAAGTCACATTAGGGATATGTACAACCTTTGCGAAAGGAGTGTGTTCACCACTAACAGATGGCTTCAAAGAGGCATTGAATCTTGGGAAGGAGTTGAGGGATTCTTTGGCGTGAGGGGATTGACAAGGGCGCAACTCCGTGGAATGGTAGGCAGGGAGGTTTGTGATTATGCGTTCATGTCATGTGGTTCTGCAAAAGGCACTGGATTTAGCGGATTGATATTGAACATATATTGCCCGAAGGGTACGAAGGGCTTTTATGCCTGCCCACACTCCCACTTCGGAGACGGTGAAAACGAAACCATCTTGCAGGCCGGAACGAAGTTCAGGGTGATTAAGGTAGAGGCTCCCGACTATGGGACGTGCTATGTTGACCTTGAAGTGATAGGTTATGTTACCAACCCATTGCTGTAAGACATAAAAAAGAGGGCTTTACGACCCTCTTTTTTGGTTTTTGATGTAAGCCTCCTTGTACCATTTTTTGAAGTCGCCACCTTCATCCCACTGGTTGAATCGGTTGAAAAGAAGTGCTTTCAATGACGCTGGGGTGTCATCCTGCATTTCAAATGTTGACATTCCGGCGATGGAGTACTCGTTTATGCAGTCAGCAAGTGTTGGGTTTCGTTCAAAAGTGAAGTCGATCCAAAGTTTTTCGTATTTCCAAATCATTGCATCGGTGCCTTCGTACGGGTTTTCACCCTCACCAGCGTAGTACCTGCAAAATTGGATAAGGTCTTTTTTATTCATTGTGATGTGTTTTAAATGTGAGGTAAGGTAAATATTCGGCTTCAGGACAAAACCGTTTTGTGAACTGATATACGACCTCCAGCATATCGTTTGGAAGGTAGTCCAGTGCTGGTTCGTAGATGTTTGCCGGAATTTCGAAGTAAGCTCCAGCCAGCGAGCCTACAATGGCGGCGAGTGTGTCGGAATCTCCGCCGTATGAGACCGCAACCCTGATGGCATCCTCAAAGTCGCAGGACACTATCGAAAAGAGATACATGGCCAACGGTACGCACCCTTGGCAGGTTTCGTCCCACTGACCCTCCTTTGGGAGGCGGTTCCTGTAATCGTCACCATATCGGACTTTGCAAAGGTCGTTGATCTGTTTCTTGGAATCCCTACTATGGTACTTGCGGAGTAGGTAGATTGCGGAGGCAATTGTTTGTGCCCCCTTGATCCCCTCTTCGTGTGAATGACTGCATTTTGCCGACTTTGCAGACTCCTCCAAGGTGAGTTTTGAATCGTTGAAAGCCCAGCCGATAGGTGAAACCCTCATTGCGGCACCGTTGCCGAAGCTGTCATAAGGTTGAGGATCGGGAGAGTTGATCCAGCGTGAGAAAGATGCACCGTAAGCCCCCTTGGGGTGTGGGTACTTCCGACACCAGCGCAGTAGGCTATCCCGATAGGGAATCCCCTTCAGGATGGCATCGGCCACGGCTATGGTGCAAACGGTGTCATCCGTGAAGGAACTGCCAGCCGGGAATAGGTTGAAGTTGTAGTCGAAAGTATTGTGGAACTCGTAGGTGCTGCCCACGATGTCCCCGATGATTGCCCCTATCATGTTGCGTTGTTTTTTGATTGTTGTTTTCGTTCAAGATATCCGATGCGTATGATGCACCGTTTGTTTTCGTATTGATCCTTGCCGTGGATGGCGTTGGTGAGGTACTTGTATGAGATACGGATGGCCTCATGCGGTACGGTGTCAAAGATGGCCTTCAGCGAACCGAAATAGAAGTCCGATTGGCCGTTGAGGGGTTCCTTTAGGTGTAGATGTACAACTTTCGTTTTCATGGTTTGAATTTGGACGCAAAATTACGGCTAATTTTTCGATTGTCGAGCGGTTTGGATGGATTATTCATATTATTGTCAATAAGTGTGTCAGGGGCGTTGTTTTTGCCCCTGACACTGGAAACTGTGGATTACTGGTTGTCACCCCATAGCTTGATTGCTATTTGGAGGTTTTTTTCAGCCTCGTTGACGGCCTTTTTCGCATAGGTGAGGGTGTAGGCGTGTTCCCTTGGGTACTTGCCGGACTTGACCCCCTCATGGTACTCCTTGGCCTCCTCCAGTTTGTGTTGATAGAACTCGATGCTTTCAGGCATTGAGAGGTCTATTTTGTCGGCCATGCGTTCCC